TGGGACATAGTGTTTGTGTTCTGGGCGATCCTTATACTATTCAGCGCGAACATCGTGCGCAGATTGAGGGAGCCCACACTTCTCCAAGCCATTACTTTGATTGGAATGTGTAGGGTGTTTTTAGTCTTCATAGGCGCGTTGGCCTTTTACGAAGGCTTGGAAACTCTCATCTTGATGCCCCACGTGAACGTTGTGGCGGTCGCAGTTATGTCTTTAATGCGACTCGTCCCATATGAGTACGTTGCCTACGTGGCGCCATTCGTTGAGGAGGTTTTCAGAGATACGTTGGCGGGCAGGTTTGTGATTTGGACGGAAATTATGTGCAAATACGACCAGCTCAGTTATTACCACATTTACGAGCCCATTGTATTCCACTTGCTTTTCTTCAGACTTCCCTTGCCCTTGCGGTATAGGATTCTGTTGCATTGCTTGTGGAATTGGACTATCAAGCTCTACAATGCCAACGCTTTTACCAACAGGTTCGCCGACCCGGCCTTGTGGCTCATGTCCGCTGAGGACTGGAGTCGCCACATAGACCAGCACAACACGCAAAAACTGAAGTTGCGTTTGTTGTATACGCCCGACGTAGATGATGTGTCATCTATTCTAAAGGGCGAGAACAAGTTGGCTTACGACATCATGGTGTCACTTTTCGCACCATTGTGTGACGTCAAGGACCCGCGTGTCCGCGAGCTCATTTTGGAGACTGTTTCGGGCGATGAAGAAGCCAAAGCAGCTCTAGAAGAGCTCGTATCAACCTACGCACCGCGTGGTCCTGCGCGCCCGGAGATGTTCAATGTGAAAGTGGCTGCGCCAGGTATTGACGTCCCACTAGCTAACCTGACGGCGGCCATAGCTGGCTTGGGACAAAATATGTCCAAGATGGACGTCAAGGTTACTCCCGACATTTCTGGCGCAACGGCTGATCTGCGCAAGTTGGCCTCAGACACACTGTCGGACGTCGCAACAGCAGTGACGCCGTGGGTTTTTGTGGCTACGGGGCTTCTTAGCTTCTATGCTGCATACCACAGCAAGAACAAGACCGTCAAGGTCGTTGCTGCTTTGATGGGCGGCATAGCTGTTGGTTATGGGATTTCAGGTCCTGTGGCGGGACTGTATCACAATTTCCTGGAGGCAATCAAGCCACTGGCTGAGATGGCCCGGCGTGAAGACGATGAGGCCAAGACCGAGGAAGAGGAGATGTACCTGGGTGAGGACGGCTTATACGAACCGCGTGCGCAGACGAACACCGATCCTTGGGTAGCGCTCATTTCCACCACAGTGGCGTTCATGGCGTTCCGTGAGTCTGGTGGCATGCTGGGCAAGACCACTTTAGAGAGGTTAACGGCAACTGTCAAGGAACAAGCGTTTATCACAAAGGGCTTGGAAACAGTTGCTACAAACTTGGTGTCTATGTTCAGTGCTGCCGCCGGCGCCGTGTTGCGTTTTTTCGGGGAGGAACCTTTGTTTCTTATAGCAAACCCTGAATTACGTCGCATGTACGAGCATTATTCGGCCATGTATCGTCGCTTGGTACTGGAAAACCAACAGCCGACGTACGAGGACAGAAATGCTCTAGCGCTGCTCCAAGATGAACTGAATCGCAAGGTGTTGCATTTGCGACCAGGGGACGAGCTCACACGCACCACATCACTACTAGTCAAGGTGCAGCAAATGTTCGCGCGTGTAGCTAGTGCCTTTGTGGATATGGGCGAGAAGCGTGAGGCTGTTATATTGCTCCTTTCTGGTATTCCAGGCAACGGCAAGTCTGTTTTGAGCTCGAAGATATTGCACGAGATGGCAATACGCACCATAGACCCCGTCATGCTCCCAGCGTTCCTCCAGAACCCGAGCATACTCATCTACAACAAGGACCCGAATGATCCGTTCGATGACAGGTACTTCGGACAGTCCATGATAGGAGTTGAGGAGGCCTTCTGTGTGAAGACTGCCGCTAATGCTGGTAATACTGATGCGTCAACGCAATTTATTCTCAACATTGCCAGTCAAACGCCAGTGCCTGTGCTTAAAGCCGATCCTGGCCTTAAGGGCACTGTGTCGTGGAAGGGTGAGCTTGTCGTTATGACGTCCAACCTTATGAAGATTGACATGGTAACCATGCCGCACCTTCGCGATCCCGCCGCCTACAGACGCCGTATCTTTGGTATCTTTGTGTCGGTCAAGCAGGATTACGCGCACAACATGGAGCCAGACCTCATGAAGAGGAAGCTCAATCCGGTTCTCGTCGAGGGCTTGGGGGTGGAGGTTTACGAGTTCCACATGCTCAATCTAGAAACGGGAGAGCCGGGTGCTCAGGCTTTCACATATGAGGACATTATTGACCTTGTTAGCGAAAGGATGGAAGAGTCCAGGCTCAGACACGCCAACGTGAGGGCGGCGTTTGGGCCGCGGCTTGAGGCACTGGCGGCGGAGCGTATGAGGGCTGCGGGCGTTTTGCCACGCGCCGAGAGCTTCGACATGAACGGTGCTTTTGCTTTCATGAAGAACACCATGGGCGACACCGTACAAAGGTTGCGCCTAGCGGATCCCAGCTATGATCTGTTTCAGGTGGTGAGGGAACGCTTCGCCACAGTGTGGAAGGGCGTTTACGTGTCTCTGGTGGACTTGGTGTCGTTCGTCCAGCTTGAGGTTGGGATGGTATGCAGAAGAGGCAAGCGCGCCATGGATGCCTTAATGGGCTTGGCGCGCGATGCTGTTACGGAATATCCCTTCCTCTCAGCTATTGCAGCCGCTTGTGGCGTGGCTGTTATAGCAATACCTCTCATCAACCTTGCCTTCAAGGCGGACGCCAGTGAACAGTCGGTGCCCCTTAAAGGTCCCAGAAACTTAATCAGCAAGTTCCGCAAGAGCAAGTTCCAACCCCGAGCTGTGCAGAAGTGGGGCAAGCTGCGTGAGGCAACATCCTCAGACTCCAAGGAAGAGGCCGCCGTGTCCGTGTCTAACGGGCACGCTGGACAGTTGAACAAGATTGCCCGGAACTTTGCTGGCGTGTATGTAGACGCAGCTTGCCTGGGCATGCTCATCTTCATAGGGGGCACGGTGGCGGTGATGCCGCTCCATATGGCGCATGCCATTGAGTACAAGGACTCTATCGCTCCTGGAGGAGTTGACGTCAAGTTTGTGTCACCCGCAGGCACGAGGCCAGATTTCACCATGCGCTGGAAGGATCTCGCCGAGTGTGTGTATCAAGCCGATAATGGTGAAGACTTGGTGTACATAAGATTCCCGGAGCACGTCATCAATAAGGTACGATCTATAGTGCCGATGATGACTGACGCTATGGTGGAGCCCGGCGGAACGGTGGACGGTATACTCTTGTCCATGACTGACATTGGCAAGGAGACGCAACAGCTCATGGTGATACGGACTGGTATTCGCAACAGAGGCAAGGCAATGACTTATGGTGATGGGTACACATCCCAACACTACGAGTACACTGGCCTCACACGCGAGGGCGATTGCGGAGCTGTTGCACTAGAGTTGTTGTCCAACGGCACCGTGCGCCTGCTAGCCATGCACACTTATGGAGACGGGCATGGCCACTCTGGAGGAGTGTCATTGTTCAAGTCTGAAGTGGAGAGCATGGTGTCCGTACGCGAGGAGGTGTTCTTCGGGACAGCCGCTGCAACCGAAGCCCACACGGAGGCAGCTGTGCCTAGGGCGGAGGTAGTGGCTTTCTGCGCCCAGAAGAACTACCCTATGAAGACGAAGAAGGTGAAGTCGGAGGGCTTTGACGTCATCGAGGGCACTTACCCGCTCGACATGGAGCCGGCGTCACTTACGTTCCGAGACTTCGAGGCCTTATACACCCGCCTCAACTCTCCCATAGTCGTTGGTAACCTGCACTTACTAGAGGATGTGGTGCAAGTTGCAATAGCAGAACACCACAGGTGCGGGTACTATACCGACCACAAGGCTGTCTCTGTGGAGGACGCCCTGTACGGGTTTGGCTCCATGGCGGGTGTGCCTGCTAGTACTAGCATGGGCTTTACTAAACAGCTCGTAGTAGGATCGGAGCACGCCAACATGGCCGGCAAAAGAGCCGTGTTAGGCACCGGACGCGACAGCAAGGGACCTTGCTATGATAGCTTCATTACTCACATGGATGAGTACAAGATGCATGTGCTGGAGGGGCGCAATCCCGTCGTACCGACGCAGGATATCTTGAAGGATGAAGTGCTTAGAGTTGGCAAACCCACCCGGGGTGTTTATGCCGCGTCGTTGACCCAACAGGTAGCCGAGAGGCAGCAGTATGGGGCGCTCACCACGTCTATCGTGGCTAATCCGCTCATACATGCTGCGGGCTTCAACCCCTATAAGTGTGACGGGCTCGCGCAGAGTTTGCGCAACGTCACAGCTGGCGGAGGGGGTTGCTTCGACTTCGACGCCAAGTGCTTTGACGGTAACAACAGCCCCTCACTTATCAACGCCGCCTTCGACGTGCTAGATGCCCTGTGCCCGGCGCGCACAGCGGAAGACAAGAAGATGCGGGCGCACTTGCGAGAGATGAGTGCAGGTTCATACCACGAGTACAGGGGCAAGATACTCAAGTGGTCCACATCATTCCCTTCTGGCACAAGTTTGACCATCATCATCAACGGTATTATTTCGTACATACTGGCAATGATGGGCTTGGCGAACTGGAGCCTGAAGAAGAAGGGTCTCACTATTCGCGAGTACGTGCCAGGGTCCGTGGATTTCGGCGAGCTGCTGTCTAACTCGCAGATATGCGTCTGTGGCGACGACGCTCTGGTTGCCGTGACATCCGCTCTCTTGGCGCCAGGGCCTGATGGGAAGGTGCTAAATACGGCAGTCTTCGGCGAGGCCTCGGCGTCGTTTGGGCACTTGCTGACGGGGGCTACAA